ATCTCTATCATTCTAGGATAGTCAACCTCGGTTGCTTCACGTATACTTATATAAGTTGTCATAGGGTAAAGTTAGAAAATGTCGTGTCCGTGATATCTTTTTTCACGCCACCAGAAACATAACTGGTAATCTCTGTTTCCTGGGGTGCTACTTGTACATCAGAACCACTAATCCATTTAGCAGTCCATGGTAGAGGATTAGGTCCTGACTTACCTGGAAGACCGATATTGCTCATACGCTTTGCTGCAATGTGATCTACATAGTCACACAGCAGTTGTTCATTTAGACCAATCATCGACCCCTGATGAAAGAGATAGCGTGCCCACCCCTTTTCTTGATCGATGACTCGGTGAAAGATAGCAGCACATTCATCCCGTGTCTCTTCCCGTATTCTCGCAAAGTCTTCATCCTCTTTCGGTAGTATCTTGAGGAGATTTTGAGTTGAGGCAAGATGAACGTTCTCGTCTCTGGCAATGAGTTTAATGATCTTAGCATTGCCTTCCATTTTCTTGACTTCAGCAAATGCCCAAGAGCAGGCGAATGATACATAGAATCTAACTCCTTCTAGAGCATTGACAGCATTGAGACATAACCATAATGCTTTCTTGTGATCATATCGATACTTTGGCGTATAACCATATTCCGATTCTGGACAACCAAGTGTATTGTTTAGAGTAATCAAATCATCATAATACTTGCTGATATCCTCGGCACAGTCTAAGATTTCTGGGATGTCGAGCATCTCATCGAATACTCTACTTGGATCACTGTATACATTGCGAATGATGTGAGTGTACGATCTACTATGAATCGTCTCACTGAAAGCCCAAGTTTGGATCCAGGTCTCCAACTCTGGTAGCGAACACACAGGGAGGAAAGCAAGCGAAGGAGCCCGACCTTGTACAGAATCAAGTAGAATCTGACGCTTAAGGTTCGAGGTAAAAATGTGTTTTTCATGGTCATTTAGTGCCTTGAAGTCTTTGCCATCACGAGACAGATCAACTTCTTCTGGTCGCCAAAAGAAACCAAGTTGTTTATCAGTTAGTTTTTCGAAGATTGGATAGCGTTGTTTGTCATATCTAGCGATGTTTACATTCTCACCAAAGAAGCAAGTCTGTTGTGTTGCGTCAAATCGATTTTTATTGAATACTGACATCGCTTTCGTCTATCCATTCTACTTGATTTGCAGGAAAAGTTTGTCGCCAAACATGAGTTTCATCTTTTAAAACAAAGTCAATATCGATCCAGTAACGCATAATAAAAACTCCTTAAATAGTGCAACTATCACATTGTTCATCATCAACTTTACCTGGTGATAGTGAATCTTCAATCTCACCAGACTGATCATTGGTATTAAAATAATATAGGGTTTTGCCTCCGAGTTTGTAATGCATCAACAAGTGCCCGATCATTTCAGACAAAGGAATCTTACCATCTGGATAGTGCGCTGGATTGTAGGAGGTGTTCACGGAGATAGCTTGATCAACAAACTTCTGTAGAACTGCCATGATCTTCAGATAACCTTCTGGTGACTTCTGGTCCCACAGTAGTTCATACTTATTCTTTAGTTTCTTGATATCAGGAACAACCTGCTTTAGAACACCGTCTTTACTCTGCTTGATTGATACCAACGCACGAGGAGGCTCAATACCATTCGTTGAATTTGAAATTTGTGCCGATGTCTCTGCCGGCATTAGAGCCATCAAAGTCGAGTTACGAATACCAACTGTAGCTGCGCGAAGAGCAAGGCTATCCCAATCCATCTTATAGTTTGGTTGAACTATCTCGTCAACTTCCTTCTTGTACGTATCAATAGGCAAGATACCACTTGAGTAAAGCGTATCAGCATGCTTAGGACATGGATTTACTTCTTCTGCCAGGTCGACCGAGGCTTTGATAAGATAGTAACTCCATGCTTCAGCATATTCGTGCACAAGATCGAGATTTGGATTAGAGTAATTGCTATCATTACGAGCCAACCAATAAGCAAAATTAATGATGCCGATGCCAAGAGGACGACGGTTGCGAGTACCAATCTCAGCGGCTCTAACAGGATAGTCCTGATAATCCAGTAGGGCATCCAAAGCGCGTACAGCAATGGTGCATGGCTTTTCGAAGTCAGCTGGCTTTCTAATCTTTCCCCAATTAATCGCACTTAACGTACACAACGATATTTCACCTTGTTCATCATTAATATCCTTTAGTGGTGTTGTGGGAAGGGTGATCTCACAGTTATGTACTAGAATACCATTAGCAAAGAAGTTTGAGTTCTTTTCCACCTCAATATCATATACATCTTCTGTTTGATCCAGATATTCAATACTTAACATGTTTTCTTTTACCTTCTAATACAATAACTTTGGTATTTTTATTGTGACTGGATTTACCTAGATTTGCTTGACGTAACTTATCACGATGTTCTTCTGATCTAAAGAATGGATTATACGACATACCTGATTTTTCTTCAATGATTTTTATCATGTTCTCATATTTACCATTAAATCTAAATGGTCTAAATGATTTAGGAAATCTAATGTCTCGCTTTTTACATTCTTCTACTAAAGCTGAATGTCCAACGATTCTACCTAAATCATAAAATACTTGTATGGCAATATCAACCAAATCATCATTAGTGTATTTTGTGCTATTTCCGTTTTTTATCCCATCTGATCTTATTTTCATTAATGAAAGCCACTGTGAGTATTTTTCATCGGGAACAATCCATCCACCACAACCGCCTGGCTTAGCATTATATCCAAACTTATTATCCATCAGAAAAAGTTCTTTTATATAACGTTCTTCTGTTCTTTTACATTCTTCAACATCATCAGACTCAAAGAGAATCTCTAAAGTCCAATCGTCCACACCATATTTGCGAATAGCAGAATGAAATCTAAACTTACTGCCCTGTCTAACAGAAGATTGGTGAGCTTTCCATCTTTGATCTAAATTTCTAACAGTGTAACCGACATAACCTTTACCATTTGTTTTATTTGTTATTTTATATACAATAGCCATAAAATGTTTCCTAATAGTAGGTTTAGTTGTTTCATGACTATTTATATATTTTACTTTTTAGAGATTATTCTATTAACAGTTGATCTGTTTCTAGCAAGTCTTTAGCCTCAACATATCCTCTATTTTTTGTGTATACTCGATGGTCGGGAGTACAAACAATAGAGTTTCCGGTTTCCATGTCTGTGATACGCATGACCTTCGCGCCTTCTCTGGTTTTCAATGAAGCATTGATATTCTTGAACTCATTTTTGCCCGTCTTGATATTTCTACTATAAACTTTATCACCAACTACAGCATCTTTCAGCTTAATATCTTCTATAGAACCATCAGAATGCTCAACCGTAATCCAAGTATCTCCGCTAAGGCAGCAGAGATTGCTCATCTTGATCAATGCCTTCTTCTTATCAAATGAACCATGATCGTTAGCATGGTCAACATTCATCAGATAGATTCGACCAGTATCCTTTCTTTCTTGCATGAAAGCTGAGAATAGATCAATCGCAGGAATAGACTTCTTTCTGATTTTTGGATTGCGTTCGTATTTCTCATAGAGACTACGAAACTTGTCATTATCATTAAAGAAACATTCATACAGATCAGGCACATCAGAAGGCGAGAATAGAGTGATTACACCACCAGATAGAAGTCGTTCGTACATCACCTTATTGAACTGAACGCCATAGTCCATATGTCGAATACGATTGTCTTCAGTGCCCTTATTGTTCTTAAGAACTAGAAGTTCTTCAACTTCAAGATGCCAAAGAGGATAGTAGATGGTTGCTGCACCACCTCTTACGCCACCCTGCGAACACGATTTAACAGCAGATTGAAAATGTTTCCAGAATGGTACAACGCCAGTATGAACAGCATCCCCACCGCGAATGGGAGAGCCAATAGCCCTAATGCGACCACCGCCGATTCCGATTCCAGCTTTCTGAGAAACGTACTTAACGATTGCAGACGATGTGGCATTAATCGAGTCGAGAGAATCATCCGACTCAATAAGCACGCAAGAACTAAACTGACGCTGAGGAGAACGAACTCCAGCCATAATAGGAGTAGGCAAGCTAATGTCAAATGTAGAGATAGCATCATATAGTTCCTTTACCCACTTGATACGGTCATTCTTGTAGTTTTGAAACAATGTCATGGCGATCAACATGAATGCCATCTGAGGCGTTTCATAGAACTGACCAGTAACACGATTCTTGATTAGATACTTACCACGAAACTGCTCCATAGCAGCATAGGTAAGAAGATTGTCACGATCATGGTCGATGTAGTTGGAAAGTTCAATCCACTCTTCATCTGAATATGAATCATCTAGTTCCTTGTCATAATAACCAGCATTTTTTACGGTCCCATAATGAACAAATAATGATACAGGTTCATAATGTCCATACACTTCCTTACGCAACTGATAGTTGATTAGACGACCAGCAACGTATTGATAGTTAGGTGTTTCTTCAGAGATAAGATCAGCCGCGGCTTTGATCAGTGTTTCTTGAATGTCCTTGGACGTGATGCCATTGTGAAACTGAATCTTTGTTTTGATTTCAAGTTCTGATACAGATACACCAGAAAGCCCTTCACACGCAAACTGACATACACGATGGAACTTGTTTAGGTCTAGAGGTTCTTTACTACCATCGCGTTTAGAAACATGGATCATGCATTATTACCTATTAAATGAATATTGTTGACTGTTCGCTGTAATGTTCAAAGTGTCCCAGTTTTGTACTCCTAGAGTCGAAACTCCAAGAGTATTACCTCTGAAGTAGTTGGCAACATCATTCATTTCTTCTTGAATGTCAATGCCTGATGTTTGACCTGTAGTAGTACCTATCTGTGTACCATTCGCTAGAAATACTGCTGAGTAACTTACTGACATTACTTATTCTCCTACATACGCTTGTATTCAGAATGTGAGTATTTCATCAACTCACGCTTTTCTTTTTCACTGAGTATGTATACTTCTTCCACCGCAGGTTGATCAAATGGAATACCAATCATATCAACACCAAACTTGGTTGTATACCTGAAACTATTAAAGTTTTTTGGATCAATCCTGAAGATTTTGCCGTTGTGTTTATAACTCGTATTGATCAATGCAGGTGATGTGACAACATAGAGGTCATCAACAGAACTACATTTCTTTAACTGACTTGGTCGGAAAGAAACACAGTTGCGCATTACGTATGGCTGCTCTGTCTTAACTTCTACTAGACGTTCACCATCGACTGTCATATCTTTTTGACGATCATAGTTGTCTAGAGACAACTCAACCACATGACCAGTACGACTCAACCAGTTAGAAACAATATTTTCACCAATCTTGCCTAGTATTACGATTCGTTCATTATGTGTCATCATTCTTCCTTAGTATCACAGAACCGTCATCATGTAAATGGTATTCTAGTAAAGTTTCTTATTTAACATCTGGAAAGATAACAGGATCATCTGATCGCGTTTCACACCACATCTTGAAGTTATCTGGTAGATAATACCAAAAGAAAAAATATCCATTATCTATATCATCAATGTGATGATCATCTCCATCTTGATCAACACAAACACTATCACAACGATAGAACATTTGCGATCCAGAACCATCAGAGTATAAAGCAATAAATCTGCGTCCATTTTCTGGGCGAGATTCTGCAAACGTGTTCCATTCAGTCATCTTTCAATGCTTCCAAAATAGCAGGGAATCGCTCACCAATGATTTCCCAGCACTGTTCTGCTAAGATACGATGTTCCTTCTGCGTTGCTTTGTCCATGCGAATCTGACAATAATGTACCCAGCTACGAAGGCTACCTTTCATAATGATTACAGATTCAGTTAGACCTTCTGGAAGAACGGCACGAGCCTGTTCTTTAGCGATGCCTTCCTCAATAGCAAAACGATATGCTCTTTTCGTAACTTCCAATACTTCTGCTTGTAAATCCAACCAAGAATCATGTAAGTCTTCATCATCAACATCAACACTATTCTGACGGTTCTTTGGATCCTGCAAACGCGCTTCACGAGTAACGAACTTCAAGTCCTTAGTGGGATCAGCATAACGCTGACTGTATTCCTGAAATACAAACGAACGATGGCGAAGCATCTGACGGGCAATATCCCTAGTTGTGCGAATCTCTAGCGACACATCTACCATTTCGAGTGGGCTAAAGTGCTTATGTGTAATCAGATACTTCAACAACTTAGGTGCTGTTTGTGTGTTATTCTGATTGCTTGGGTTGCTGATTCTAGCACACCATGCCACCAGTTCTTGTGCATCAATGCAACCAGTGTATTCATAATCAGGCTGTGTGATTCCGATTAGATTTACGGTACTCATTCTTTATCCTTCAATAGATTTGGACCACTATGGATCTCATAAGTTTCAACTACCAAACTCTTGGCTAATGATTCTGCATATGCATCACTTGTTGGTGTCGATTCGGAAAAAGTAACCTTTGTGTACTGGTATTCTTTACCACGATCCCAGAAAGAATGCTTAGATGTTTTTGGAACTATTTCAGTCATTTGTAACACCGTGAATCTGTCGCTTAAAATGATAATGATTAGCAGCGGGAATGTGACGATTATCAGGTAGTATCAGCACAAGTTCCCATCCCTCCAAACCAAACACATTCAATTCTTTCGTGGTCATCGTTTGGCTGAACACGGTCTTGATATTATATTCAAACACCACTTTCAATCCTTTTCTTCATATTGATCCTAGTTTCTTCAATAGCCTTCAAAGAGATAGCAGTGTCAAATATGGTATCAACATCTCTGGCAGCTACAGCTATGTGCATAATGCGCCAATAGGAATCTGCTATACCTTCAATTGCTTCATCTAAAGCAGTAGAATCAGTCATTTGAAACCCAATCCCATTCATTATTTTCTTCCTGAACGACTCGAACTAGTTCGGATGCATCTGTACAACCAGTATACTCATAATCAGGCTGAGTAATGCCTACAAGATTAACGCTGCTCATTTATAAATCCCATCCTTTAAAGCATACATCATAATAGCGCCAAACACTGTAAAAAAACCCCCAATCATTCCGAGAGGAACACCAATAAGCCACATCAACCAAATAGGAATAGTAATAGTCATTCCTTATCATCCTCCATAATGTTCTTGTAATATGCATCAGGCAATGAGTAGTATTCTACTACTGCTTCCATGCTTGCGAACGAAATGCGACCATTATCATCAACTATGACTTTACCGTCATTGTAAAGTCCTGGATACACACTCATACTTTCTTCCATTTCATAAGTTCAACACGAGCCTCTAGACCGCTAAATGTTCGCTTCTCTAGGACGATTGTGATATGTTCAACATCTGCTCCATTCAGAATCATGTCATTGATATCTTTGCCCTTGAACGTATCGTCCCATATCATTACACTATAACCCTTATCGATCATTTTGTCAAGACGTTTTACGATTTCTTTATTGC